CTGTTTGCGTTTCGGCATTTGTGGCGAGTTCCACAAGACCTGACCTTGCATCGGTTGCCGTGAGAGATGCCAATGCGGCTGGCGTCACGGCTTTTGTGGCATCGGTCCCTGTTTGCGTTTCGGCATTGGTGGCAAGCTCGACGATGCCTGCTCGTGCGTCAGTCGCTGTGCGGCTGGCGAGGCTTGCAGGGGTGACGGCGCGGGTTGTATCCGTCCCTGTTTGCGTTTCGGCATTTGTGGCGAGTTCCACAAGACCTGACCTTGCATCGGTTGCCGTGAGAGATGCCAATGCGGCTGGCGTCACGGCTTTTGTGGCATCGGTCCCTGTTTGCGTTTCGGCATTCGATGCCAAGATGACGACACCAGCCCGGCCAGTGTTTGCCGTGCGATCCACGAGCCGGGCCACCGAGAGGGCTTTCGTGTCGTCTGGCGCAAGAGCCTGCGCCTCGGCTGTGGTAGCCAGCGCGATGACTCCTCGGCGCGTTTCTGTGGCTGTGACCTGCGCCATTTTGAGCGGCGTGATGATTTTGGTGTCGATTGTTCCCGCCTGCGCTTCGGCGGTCGTGGCGATGGCGAGCACGCCGAGACGGGTTTCGTTGGCTTGCGCGTAGGAAAAGCCAGCATCTCCCACCGTGACTGATCCGGGCGGGACATTCGTCATCACGAAATCGAGCGCGAAGAGAGCTGATGCGGTGCTGCCTTTGGTCAGGATCACGCCTGTCTGCGAGTAGATCGCGAAGAGGACGCCGTTGTTCGTATAGAGGCCGATTTCTTTGACCGAGTAGGAATCTGCGGAATCGTCCTGCGTCGTGAGGTGGATCGTTCCCGGCACTGGCACGCTGCTTCCGCTTGGATCGAGGCGTTTGATTTCCGCCTGAAGCGAGGTGCGGCTGGCTGTGGGCGTGTAGCCTGCACTGCCGATGGCGATCTTTGTAAGGGTTACAGGGCCGATGGCCCCGCCAACTTGGGCGATGGCGGCGCGGCCTGCGTCGGTGATGATGAATTGAAGGGCCATAAATTAGTAGGTGGCAGCACAATCGAGGCGGTTGAATGTGGCGGGGCGGCAGATGCCGACGATGTTCACGCTGCCAACGAAGGATTCGAGGGCTGAGAGAGTGAAGTCACTGCGCACCGGCTTGACGGCTGCGACGGCTTTGGTGATTGAGTCCTGCACGGAGGCGGGCGTTTGCAGCCAGCCGAGGGCGATTTCAAAAGTGTGGGGAGTCCCTTTCGGCGTGGTCTGCCACCACTCGGTGAGCTTAAGCGAAATGCCGAACGAATTAAGCAGGGTTTTGACAGCGGCGACGGTGCCTTTTTTGCGGTGAATCTCGGCGCAGTTCTTGATGACATTCCGCTTCGTGGCTGTTGTCCAGTTGGCATCCCATTCGTCAACCGATATCGCCCAGGCTAACCATGGCAGAAGCGCCTCCGGGCAGGTGTCGGGATTCCAGAGTGAGCGTATGGGGGTATCAATCGAGCCGAGGCGAGCGGTGGCGAGAGAAAGGGATCGCTCTTGCGCTGTCGCGTTGGACGGCAGGAGGTCGCGCAGCGAGAGGTCTGGGGCGATTTCCTCCGTTTCCGTGGACGGGATTTGGTAATCAGCGTTGGTGCGTTGCTCCCACGAGGTGTTAAGAGCGATGCGGGTTTCAACAAGCTGGCCAGAGGAGTTGTATTCCTGCCTGAGGATGTTCCAGAGTAAATCCGTGACGGCTGCGGCGTCTGGAGCTTGGCCGTAATACCAAAAGAGGCCGTCTTGGTCGCTGAGATATTGGTAAATCGAGCGGCTCATTTTACTGGCTCAGGCCTCCGTATGTCAGATTGATCGCGGTGCAGAAGGGGGCTTGCGTGTGGTCGCAGACGATGTTGGCCGTGGGGGCGGCAAGGTTGACTTTTTGCACGCCGTCCACATGGAGCGCAGCGAAGATGGCGGAAAGGTTGATGTCGTTGCCGACTTTGTGATTCTGCGTGGCGAAGGCTTGGGCGCTGGCTTGGGCTTCGGCCATGACCACCGAGGAGTCGGGGCCGGGGAAAGTGAAAATGGTCGCGGTGATCGTGTAGTTCTGGATCGATGCGCCTTGCACGGTCACGGCATCCGTGAGCGGGCGGACGCTTTCGGCGTTGAGGGCCTGCGTGACATTGCTGATAACGGTTGCCGAGGGTGCGCCGTTTCCGGTTAATCCAAGGACGGTCACGAGGACATTGCCGGGGGAGACGGTTGGAGGGCCGACGATAGTCGCGTGTTTGACGCCGGCCACTTTGAGGGCGTGGTAAAGATAGCTTCCTTCCGGGCCTGCCGTGCTGAGTCCTTCCAATGCGAGCGTGACGCGATAGCGGAAATCGGTGTCCGTTTCCATGACGGCCAAGCGCGGCGGGATCGCTGTCGGGGCTGCGGGAACGAGGATTTTGCGCGAGGTGCCGAAGATTGCTCCGAGTTGATCGAGGTCGCTGCCGGTTGCGTAGGCGAGCATGACGCCACGAGCGGCATCGTTGACCCTCTGCCGGATGAGCATTTCGCGGTAGGCGCAGACTTCCAGAATTTTAAAAGCGGGGTCGCTCTCCACGATGGCGGTGAAAGCCGGATCGCGGGCCTTGAGGTCGTCGACCATCTCCTGCAAAATCGCGGCGTAGTCGAGACTCTCGACAATCGTCGGCGCGGGGAGGCTGCTGAGGTCGATGGGCGTGTAACTCATACAACCATGCCGTCGAGCGTGAGCGCGGTTCCGGTGGGTAGATAGACGCCCTCAAGGCCGATTGTGATTTTACCGGGCGAGATGTCTTGCGCGATGACGCGCGTGATTTCTACGCGAGGTTCCCATTTGCGGATCGCCTCGATGGTGGCGACATAGATTTCGACGATGGTTCCGCGATTCATCGGGGCGTCCACGAGGTCGAACAGGCGCGAGCCGTAGTCTCGGAGCATGACGCGAGAGCCGAGAGGGGTCGTGAGAATGTCCCGTATCGACTGCTTCAAATGGTCCAGCCCGGAAAGCGCCTTGCCGGTGTCGCTGCTCATGCCTCGCATGCTGGCGAATTTTAGGGACGCGCTGGGGGGTGTCTTCTGCGGGGACTTCCCGCAGAGAGGTTAGAAAGGTTTAACCACGGAGGACACGGAGAGCACGGAGGAGGTTATGGATTTGGGACGGCTGTGATTGCTGGTCCTGACATGACGCCGCCGTGCGTGTGGGTCGAGAGAGTGATGCCGTTGGATTTCATCAGGCCGGTCTGGTCGTAGTTTCCGGTTTGGGTGATGTTGCCGTTGATCGTGATTCCGCCGCTGGCGATTTCGAGGGTTGTTCCGCCGACTGTGATTTTGACGCTGCCGCTGGTGATCTCGACCTTTCCACTGCCGAGGGTATGCGTGATCTTGCTGGCTGTGATCTCGCTTTTCGCATCGCTGCCGATTTGGGCGAGGATTTTGGAGGCGGTGATTTCGGTCTTTGCGTCCGATCCTACCTTGGCCGTGATTTTCGATGGCGTGATCTCGGTCTGTGCGTCGTCTCCAACTTTGACCGTTGCCGAGCCTTCGGGGAGTTGCAGGAGGTGGGTGTGGTTCTCCCGGTCGTATTCGAGGATTGCGCCGTCTTTGTAGGTGGTGCGGGAGATTTCAGCTTTGTCGGCGTTCGCAGGGTAGTCGTTTTTATAGACTCCTCCGGGCATGACATAGCCCGCTGAGAGTTCGCCGCCGGGGGCGATGACGATGACTTGCTCGCCGACTTCGGGGGCGTGCCATGTGCGGTCTTCCCCGGCGCGGCTGGTGAGCCACGGGAGCCATGCGCTGGTGTTGTCTCCCATCGTGACACGCAGGCGGGCTTTGGCGTAGTCGGCCTCTAAGACCGTGCCGGGTCGGATGGTGTTGGAGAGACGGCGCTCAAGCTCGCCTATGCGGGCGTTGCTCATGTGGCGAGGATGTCTTGAATCGGCACATAGTCCGGCTCGTGGGGGATGCCGATCTTGGGTGCCCACGAGGCGCGGATGTCTGTGGGCAGTGCTCCACCTTCGGGCCATGCGGTTTCACCGAGGAGGCAGGTATGTTCCCACTCGACGCGCCAGACTTCGTATTCGGGATTCTCGGCGTCGAACTCTTGCGGGGTGGCGGCGATGAATCGGGCGGGCGTGACGGGCATGCCGAACCGCTGGCCTTGGAGGAAGGCGGCGAAGTTTGCCGACATGAGGCGGACGGCGAATTTGTTGCCCTGCTTGTATGAATATATGAGCGAGGCAGAAAACCGAATATCAACTTGGAGTTGCTGCGTGCCGATGTCTGCTGTGGCGTTTGGCTCGATTGTGTCCAACTCGAAAGTGATGGCTGGCACCTCGATCTTGTCCATGTAACGCGAATATGCGGCGATGGTTTTGACCGTGCTGCCGAATTTGGCGTTGATCTTCTCTGCGATCTTCGTGTGGAGGACGGCGAGGTCTATTTGCTGAGTTGCCATTTTAGTTGGGATTCAAATTCGCGTTGCAGGCGTTCGCCGATTTCGTTTTCGAGACTGCCCATGGCATCCATGCCGGGGTCGAGGATGTTGACGCCTTCGGATTTTTTAATGGGCAGGCGTTTCTTTCCGACCCGCTCGAAAACATGCCCGCCCATTTTCTTGGAGATGAAGGCACCGGGGCGCTTGGCGGGGCCTGCTGTGACGCCGCTTTTGGTTTGCCGTGGCTTCATGGCCTTCAGCGGGATGTTGCGCAGGCCTGCCCACACGCGACCGAGAACGCCATCTTTGCCCATCACTTCGACGCGCATGCGGCCTTTGATGACTTTGCCGGTTACTTTGGTGGCCTTGCTGATGCGGCGGGCGGCTTCGTTGCCTGCCCAGCGGGTGACGCGAGAGACGGCGCTGCGCATGGCTGGCTCGATCTGCTTTTGCGTTGCCCCAAGGTCGCGCCCGATGCGGTCGAGACCCTTGGCGTTGATGAATATCATGTCACTCATGCGCGAGGGTGACGGTGGCGAGGCCGGTGCCGTCTGGCTGGATTTCCATGACGGTGTAATCCTTTCCTTCCACCTTGCAGGCGGTTTCGCGGGGGATGCCTGCGACATCCGACTCTTTGCACTGGAAACGGGGCTGCGTGCTGTCGAGGACTACCTCGCCAACGGCGCTGTCGAAAAAGGCGTTGTCGAAATAGCCGCGCACGATCCGGGTTCCGGCGGGCAGGGCAAACAGAATCTCGGTGTGATCGAGGCCGGAGAAAAAGACATCAAGGTTTCCGTAGGTCATCGGGCGGTGTGGATGCGGATGAAATTTCGAGCGAGGGATTTTGGCCGGATTTTGCGCCAGACTCCATCGCCTGTCTCGGAGTCGCGTTGGCCTTTTCCGTTGGTGTTGCCCTCCACGGTGACGAGGTTTTTTCCATCGTCTTCGAGGACGATGCCGACATGCGAAAAATCAAAAGTCACGATGTCGCCCGGCTGTGCGGCGTCTTGGTCGGTGTAGATGGTCGTGGTGCGGGGTCGATCTTTTGCCCATTGGCGGAATCCGTAGGCCAGCGCGGTGCGGGGTTGCCATTGGGCTGGCGTGCGGGTGAGGCGCAGCCACTCTGGGACATCGTTTTCCTTCAGCCATTCCTGCACGCAAAAGGAAACAAACGCCGCGCACCATGGCCACGGGCCGGGTGGCAGGTCTGTGGCGCGTTGGTAGTCGCGTATCCGCTGGCCGCGATTGTTGCCGCCCTCTTCGCGGATGCCGATCTCTGATTGGGCGATGGCGAGGAGTCGGTGAAGCATTTTAGTGAATCACTTCTTCTCTTTGCGGAAGATGTTGATCGCTCCGGCCACGGCCATTCCAGCGGCGGCGATGGCGTTGAATTTGTCGGGATCAAGAACGATTCCGGCAGCGGATGCGACGAATACGAGGCCGCGCCATGTGGAGGATTCGGCGAGGCGGGCGAGGATATAATCGAGTGCTTTCATTTGTCTTTGAGGCTGGGGATTTGCGGGTTGAACCAGTCGATCGTGACTGGTGGGAAATAACGGATGCCGACCTCCACGCGCCCGAGGCTTCCCATTTTGTCGCCGCTTGGCGGCAGCGGGACGCTGACGCAGGCGGGTAGGAGCAGGAGCGGCAGGAGTGCCAGCAGGCGCTTCATTTGGCTTTGAGGCTTTCTTCGATGCGCTTGGTGCGCTCATCGATGCGGGCGAGGGTTTCGCTGCGCTCGCTGGCGAGGCGTTCGATGGCTTGGAGGCGGATGTCTTGGCGTTCGTTTTCATTTCGGACTTGTCGCATTTGTTCGGGCAGGACGATCCAGCCGTTGAGCGATGAGAAAACCGTTGCCACGAGGGCAAAGGCGGCTATGGCTTCCGCGAGATTCATCTTCACGGCTGGGCGTCCGTCCTTTTCGTCGAGGCTCATTTTTTCTTCTTAGATGGCTCGGCGGTTTCAACGAATGGCTTGGCGAGGCCGAGGGCGATGAGTTCGCGGGCGAAGGATGGCGAGACTTCGACATCACTGCCGACTGGGCAGGATTCGCCGGCAATCATGAGGCTTTGAAGAAGGGTGATTTTTTGAGGTTCCATAATCTGCGGTTCCTAACAAAAGCCTCCGCCGCGAATTGACACGGCGGAGGCGGTTGAGTTGTCAGCTATCGATTAGGGCTTTTTGCCGTAAACGAAGGACTGGGCGCGGCGGACGGCGAAATCCACATCCTGCATGCAGACGATCCGGAGACGGCCCTTTGTGCTGTTGCTGTATGGGTCGACGGTGATTTCGAGGCCACCCCAGAGGCCGATGATGAAGTCGGCGAAGTTGCCGAAGAACACATCGCCAGAGGTGATCTGGTTGGTGATCTCGGTGCGGTATCCGTTCATCGTGCCGTTTTCCCAGATGGTTCCTCCGTTGGTGGAGCCGGTTGGGAATTTGAGAGCGGTTTTGGCCATGCCGCGAGTGGATGGGTTGGCAACGAATGCCATGCTGGCGACATCCGTGTTCTGCGCACTGACGAGGCTTTCCATGTTCACGAGTTCCGCGAAGGTTGGCTGAACTGCGACGAAGGACTGCGAGAGGACGCCTGCGGCGGATTTGATGCCGGTTGGGGCGTTGCTGAGTCCCGTGCCGTAGAAGGCTGCGGAGTCGATGGTGAGGGCGAGGCCTTGCGCGAGGTCGTTACGAAGCAGGGCTTCGACGGACAGCGAGGGTTGCATGAGCATGCGGCGGGTGATTTCGCCGAAGTTGGCAACCGTGCGAGGACGGAGCGAGACGAGTCCGAAATCGATGTCGGATTTTGTCGCGTCGTCATCTTCGCCGATCCAGTAGCCAGTGCCGAAGGTTGTCTGTTTCGGCATGTCCACATTGCCGACGAGGCCAGCCAGCTCGGTGCCGAGGTTCATGATGACGGCCTTGTTGCGGAGGACATCGATGAACGAGGAGGCGAGGAGGTTGGTCTGAACGGTGGCGAGGCCGGTGCCGGTGTATCCAGCGGCGGCTTTGCCTGAAACGGTTGCTGTGCCGCGCTGGCCGTAGCCTGCGGTGAGGACATCCACGGGAATCATGGTGCCTTTGACATTGCGGTGGGCGACTTGTCCGGCAGCGGCTTCGCAGGCTTCCAACTCGAAAGCGGCGTCTTGACGGGCTTTTTTGTCGGTTGGTTCAGCAGCGAGGGCGCGGATGAGCTTCACGAAGGAGAAGCTGGATGCTTCGCGTTCGTTGAGGCCGATGGGTGCATGGCCTTCGCGGACTTGGGCGCTGCGCTTGTCCTTTTCGGCAAGAGCGGCGGCTTGGAAGTCGACCAGGTTGCCACCGTCACGCACGATCTGTGCGGCGAGGGCGGGCATGCCGTATTTGTCGCCTGCTTCGAGGATGGAGCGGGTGCGGTCTTGCTCGCCTTTGATGGCGGCATTGCGCTCGGCGACGATGTTGATCTCCGGGGCCGCCGGTGCGGGCGCTTGTGGCGCGGGTGCGATTGTATTTTCCATTTTGGGTTGGGTGATTGTGCCGAGGCCGATTGGCTCTGGCGGGTTGTTAAGGCTGCGACCCACTCCGACCGATGGGTCGGCGGGTATTGTGACGAGGGAGATTTCGTAGGGTTCCCACCGGCTTACGGTGTAGACATCCATTCCCTCTCGTTCTTCGGTCAACTTGACTTCGCGGATGCGGTAGCCGACTGAGACCTTCGTGAGGATTCCGTCCTGCACATCCTGCCACGCTTCTTCGGCGCATTCGGATTTGCCGAACCGCACCACGGCTCGGCCCATTCCATCTGCATCGATGCGGGCGGTCTCGACGACTCCCAGAACCTCGTTCCCGTCGTGGTTGAACAAAAGATTTGCGCGGTCGTTAAGCCGCGAAAGGTCGCAAGCTCCTGGCGAGTGGTCGAGCACTTCGGCGATGCCGGGCCAGCGCTCGATCTCGGCGTTGCTGGAAAAGGCAAGCTCCACCGTGCGCGACTCTACGCTGATGATGCCGATGGTCATCACGCGACGCATGGGGTGGGTAAAAAGTTTTTTCGCGGCGGGCTTCATGTGTGCGCGAATTTTGCCAGTGGGGGGCGGGCTGTCTTCTGCGGGGCGTTCCGTGGATGTTTAACCACCGAGGACACAGAGGCCACGGAGACACAAAAAAACCCGGCGTGGGTTTTGGCCCACGCCGGGATAACCTATGAACCAACTTACGAGAGTGCTGCGGCGAGTTGAGCGCCGGTCGTTGAGACTGTGCTTTGATTTTTTGCTCGCTCGCCGATGGAGCCGGTGATGGTCAGCTCGGTGGTCGGCTTTTCCCAGACCGCTGATGCGATCTGGCTGGCGGTGGGGACGGTGGGCGCGTTGGTGAGGGTTGTCGCGGTATCGACAAGCCCGCCTGTGATGGTGCGCGTGGCGTGGTTCCACACGGCGGCAGGCGTAAGGACTGCGGTGCCTGTCGTGTTGTCCACCGGGACTCCGAGGGCGACTGATCCGGCGGCGGGGACGACGAGCGTTCCCGTGAGGGCGCTGGTGGGGCCGTAAACCGTGCCGCTACGCACATTACTTACGCTCGGCATGCCGGTAACATTGTCGTCTGTGACGAGATTGCGCTTGGCGAGGAGGTTGTTGGTCATGATCTCCATGTAGGTGCTGTTTGAAGGCGAGGCGTTCCAGCGCCAGGCGGCGCAATAGACGGGGGCGACTCCGCGTGTCGTCTCGGTGATGAAAGGGCCGGAGAGGATGGTGACTTGCTGGGTGCTTGCACCCGCCACGCCTGCGGCGGTATGGCTGGCGGTGACGGTGCCGATGATGGAGAGGGTTCCGGTAGAGTTTTGGAATGCTCCAACTCCAGTGCTTGCTCCTAAACCTCCATTTACATTTCCAGTAATATTTATTGTTCCGGTGGAAGCGTTAATTACTCCATTGGATATTCCGCTAGAGCCTCCAAATGCGTTGCCGGTAATGTTTATTGTGCCTGTAGAAGCATTATTCGCTCCGCCATGATTTCCTGTTGCGGCTGTTACATTTCCGGTGATGTTGAGAGTGCCGGTAGATAGATTGGAAATTCCATGTGGACCCGTGCCATTGCCGCCTAATACATTGCCTACAAAATTTGCAGAATTTCCAGAAGTTCCGCTGTATGTAACGCAAGTTGCCGTTCCAGAAAACGAATTTGCAGTTAGAGTTACTTCATCAGACAAAGCAAACGATCCTCCTGCGGTCGCGCCGTTGGTGCTAGTATTGCGGACTTCTCCAACTGTGGTGCTGACATTTACCGTGATGGCGAAATTGTTTGAGTGCAGGACATCGGCGGTGGTGAATGTGCTCCAAACATCGGCAGCCGTGCCTGTGGGCGTGGTGGCCCATACATCGGTGGCGTTGATGTTTCCTGCCTTGCGGGCAAAGTAATTGGCCATGGCTCAGAGTCCTTTCGCTTGAAGGTAGTTCTGAAGGGCGGCTTGGATCGCGGCGACGGCTTGCTGGGTGGCCTGATCGCTTCCTGCGAGCGAGCCGAGGGAGATGCCGATGGCGTTCGCGTCTGCGGTTTCGACTTGGCCGTTAGCGAGGCGCGTGGGGATGAGGCGCATGGCGACCTGCGCGTCAGAAGAACCATCGCTCAAATACCGGCCCGTGATGGCCAGATTGAGCGAGAATTTCGGGTAGGTTTTGCCCGCGATTTGGAGTGGAGTGGATGCTGTCATGGTGGTGGGTTTTTTTGAGGTTTAGGAAAATTGGAGGGATTCTTTGTTGCTCCACTGGCCGACTGCGGATTGCTCGGCGGTGACATCGCCTGCGGAGTTGGTGGTGATTTTGTAGATGGTCCAGGACGGGGCGTCCTCGGCTGGGCCGGTGGCGGGGTAGTCGTCCCACTCAAGGCGTCCGATAAAGAGGTCGTTGCCGTCTACGGCATGGACAAGAATGGCGGGGATTTCGTTTCGGGGGGTGGCGGTCAGTTGGATGACTGCGCCGGATTGCGGGTGGCGTCCGTAGATTTTGCGGTCGGCGTAGTTAATGCAGACCTCGCCGAGCGATAAATCCGCCGTGCTGGGGATGCGACCCGGCACGACGGTTTTTTTCGGTTTGATTGGAACGGGCATGAGTATGGACTCGGAAGATTTTAAAAGGCCGGTCGTCATGTATGGACACGAGGTTGACCGGCCCCATTGGGCCGTTGCTTTAGAACGAGCCGCCGTCGATCTCGGTTTCGAGCGCGAGGATGCGGGCGCTTAAAGCGTTGTCGGCTGAGAGGCGTGTGCTGGCCTCCGAGCTGATGGCGGATTGGCGGGCGCTGGTCTCTGCGCTGATCGCGGCTGCGCGGGCTGTGGACTCTGCGCTGATCGCGGAGGCGTTTGCAGTGATGGCGCTCTCGGCGCTGCTCACCCGGCTGGTGAGAGCCGATGCGGCTGTCTCGATGTCCGAGATGTCGGAAGCGAGAGCGGCCTCGGCTGCTGTGGCGCGGTTGACCTCGTTTGTGAGGTTTGTGGATGCGCTGGATGCGAGGCTGGTGATTGCTCCGTTCAGATTTGAATCTGCGGCCTCGAAGGCTGTGACCACTTCCGAAAGCGAATCAAGCGAGCCTTGCGTTGTGTTTGAAAGCACGTTGTCGATCCGAGTTCCGAGGGCTGCTTCGGCGTTTTGCGCACGGGTGATCTCGTTTGCGAGGTTCGTGGAAATCGTGCCTTCTGCGGCCTGCGCACGGGTGACCTCGCTGGCGAGGTTTGTGGTCAGTGTGCTGTCAGCGGCGATGCGGGCATCACGCTCTGTGGCGACGATGCCGTCTGCGTAGCTGGATGAGGCGTTGCCGCCGATGCCAACGATTTGCGTGGCGTTGCCTTGGGCGTCTGAGCCTTTGCCATAGTAGAGGATGCCATCAACTTCGTTGAACGCGAGTTCAGAAGAGCGGAGGACTCCAGGTGCTCCGGCGGAACCGGATTGGCGGCGGCGAATGCGAATTGGGACAGACATGATTTTTTTGTGGTGGTGGTTGGTGGTTGCGGTGTCCGGTGGTGGACGGGCGTTATTTTGCGCGGGCAAAATTTCGTGTCTTCTGCGGGGCGTTCCGTGCTGGATTGACCACAGAGGACACAGAGAGCACGGAGGGGTGAGGGCACAAAAAACCCGGCTTGGTGCGCTTCCGTGGAAAGGCGTGGCGGGTGTTGTTCTGCTGAGAAAATTTTAGAAAAATCCTGCGTCGATCTCGCTGGTGGAGACTATGCCAGCGATGTAGGTCGCTGTGTCTCGGTGGTCCCATGCCACATTTACGGCGACTCCACGGGCGATGAGTTCGCCGCTGGGCGTGAAGACGCTGCGGGTGATCGTCCAGGTGAGCTGGTCTGTGCCGGTGCCTGCGGAGGCGCGACCGATCCAGTGGGTGAGGTGGTCGTCGGAGACATCCGAGATGAATGAGAGGGAGCCGTAAACGAAGGCGGGGCCTCGCTCGCCTGCATCGCCCTTCGGGCCGGGGGCTGGTGCGGGGATGCCGAAATTGAGAACGGCGTTTTCCTGCGTGCCGACATTGGTGATCGTGGGCGTTGCGCCCGCTGGGAGCATGAAGACCGTGCCGACTGCGATGGTGGAGGAGAGGCCGCGAGGGAGGGCGAAATTCAAGACGGCATTTTGTGGCGTTCCGACATTAGCAACGGTTGCGGGTTGGTTTCCTGCCACGGTCTGCACTGCGCCAACGGCTATCGTTCCGCCGGGGCCTTGCTCTCCAAGCGGGATGCCGAAATTGAGCACTGCATTGGTGGGGCTTCCGACATTGGTCACGGTGGGCGCTGTGCCGGTGGCGAGCTGCGTGACGCTGCCGATGGCGACCGTGCCCGCTGGTCCCTGCGCTCCGCTGCCGATGGGGAGTGCGATGCCGGGGGCGACGACGACTTGCGTATTCGGAACGAGTGTGAGGTCAACGACTGCCATAGGTCAGGTGCGGGTTATGGCTCGCTCGATGTATGCGAAGCCTTCGAGGATTTTGCGGCTGTTGCCGTAGGGGTCCGAAACATAGATGTCGTATCGGGCGCGTGAGACAGGCAGGGCGCTGGTCTGCTCGTCGGTGAGGAGCACGCGCACCTTGCCGCTCGTGCGAGGCAGCGGGAAGGAGACGGCAAAGTCGGCGAGTAGGGGTTTGTCCCAATCTTCGCGGAGTTGGCCCGCTGCGGTGAAGTCGGTGAGGTTGATCGGCAGGGCATTGGGCGCGGTGGATTCCTTCAGCGTGATTTCAAAAAAGAATGACTCGCCGGCGGGAATGGTGATGTCGAAAGGTTGGCTCATGGCTGGGGTTCGGGCTGTGCCACCGGCGCGGCTGCTCCTGCCGGGACAAGGGGCACGATGTTGCGCTTTTTGAGTTCGACCTCTTCGCGCTCGATCTCGCTCCAGACATCTTCTGGGTCTCGGTTGCTGGTTTCGCGGATGATCTCGCTGCGGGATTTGAGTTTTTGCGAGATGGCTTTTTCGTTTGCTGCCATTTCTGCGGATGGATCGATCCATGCCCAGCGCCTGCCGGTGAAGGCGACTTGTTTGTATTTTTCGAGGCGGTCGAATTTCAGCGGCTTGCCAGCGATGAGGATTTTGTTGGCGAGGAGTGAACGCTCAAGCCATGCCTCGTATATGGGCATGACGAAGCCGGAGATGAGCCATTCTTGAAGCCCCTTCCAGACTTCGCGCTCGTCGAGTGCGCCTTGGCGGATGCTGGAAAAATTGACGCTCGTTAGGTCGCTCGCGAGGTTGTTGTAGCTCACACCGAGGCCGGAGGAAATCGAGCGAAGCATGGCTTTGCAAAACGGATCGAAAGCCTGATCGGGAAATTGCGGCGTGTAGGGTATGAACTCGCGGTTGCCGATGTCCTCGAACTTGCCGGGTTCTGCGTCCATTTCGAGGATGTCATCGCTGTCGCCATCGAGGTTTCGGAAAAAGCCCATCTTGCTGGCAGACACACGGGCGTTCACCACGGCGGCGTCTTCAAATCCTGCCAGCATGCGCATGCGCCAGAGGGCTGTTCGCGCCCACGGGAGGCCGCGCTTTTGCCCGACTCGCTCTGGCAGGAAACGATGGATGACCTGATCGGCGGGCACTCGCTGGAAGCTCTCGCCGTTGTGGTTCACATAGCCCATCATTTGCTCGTCGTAGTTGCGGAAATGGTAGGCGACCGGGCGACCGTTCGGATTAAACTCGATGCCGTGGCGGATGACATTGCCGTTGTTCAGCTTTTCCCACTTCGTAGGGTTGAGCAAAACGGGGTCGATGAACTGAACGGCAAAGCCCCACTTGTTGAGGTCTTCGCCATACTTCTTGATGCAGATGACTTCCCCATCCATTGCGGCGGTGGTGACGGCGAGCCGCTCGCCATCGGCGCGGGAGAGTTGGCCAGTGATGTCGTAGTTGCCGCGCTTGCTCCAATCGGCGAAGGCGTCCTCGATGGCGCTGCTGGCCACGGTGTCCATCGTTCCGCTGGGGTCGCGGATTTGGGCGTTGAAGGTGAAGCCGGTGGGGCCTGCGATGTTGTCGCGGGCCATTTGAAGGAATTTTTTGAGATGGTCGTTGTTCTCTGCTTGCTCACGAGAGCGGGCGACGATGCGGCTCCAATACTGGAAAATCCATGCGTCAATCGTGGTCGGTGTGCCTGCCCATGTGGATTCCAACCTGCCAGCGCCTGCGGCTTGTGGCATCCCGGCTGTGGCAAAGCTGCCGATGGTGTCGGAAAGAATGGACCGCGCCGACCAGAGGCGAGGCTGGTCGGCACGGCTTGGCGCGGGCTTCTTCGTGGTGGTGCGGGAAAATAGATCGAAAAGGCCCATGGTTAGATGCGGACGGAAATAGATTGCCCGATGGAGGAGATGCCGGATGAGCGGCGGGATTCGCGGGATAGCTCACGCCGCCAGAAGGAAAGGAGTTGCAGGAGTTCGGCGATGCTGTGCCGCTCCAACTCTCTGTTATTTATTTTGTAGCGCTTGGCCTCCAGCGTGGCACCGCCTGCGAGCATGGCTTGGATGTGCGCCACGGCGATGCGGGCCTGCGTGCGCACCTCGGCACCAGGGGCGAGTGTGGCAGCGGATTCGCGGATGAGGAGGTCGCCGGTTCCGACGAGGGCGCGGTGCGCGGCGACCGTTGCCCACGCCTCCCAGATGTAGTGTCCGGGAATCCAGCCGCTCGTATTCGCGGCGGCGGTGAAGGTGCCTGCCGTGCCGGTGGCGGCGACATTGCGCGATTGCATTCCAGCGAATTGCACAAGGACGGTCGCGGCGGGGTCTGCCGATACCGTAACCTCAAATGTTTCGCCTGCTGTGATTGTCACCATGAATGCACGAAGGACGCCCTGCGCGTGGTGCGCTTGCGTTTCGCGGCATTGTTGGCATCCGGTCTGGGGGTGTCTTCTGCGGGGAGTTCCACCGGAGAGGGCGTTTCGACCTCGGCGGGCTTGGGCGTGGGCATGGTCTGCCGCCTCCTCAACGCGAGCTTGTCAAACTGCGGGGCGCGGAGGACGAGGGCGGCAAAGGCGTAAACCCGGCAGTCGAGCGGTTCGTTGCGTGCGCCGGATGTCTTGTGCCACTCCAGACGGGGGAATCCCTTTACAAATTTCGTCACGGCCTTTTCTGCGGTGAGTCCTCTGAAATACTCCGCGCTGCGTCCCTGCGGGAAATGGCAATATCCAGAGCCGGGTTCCGTGATGCGGAGGCGCTTGTAAACGATGCTCTTCGCGGAATCGACGCCGACAATGTAGACATCGATGGGGCGCGTGGTTTTCTTTCCTGCGCGGCGGCGGGCGGGGTTGCCGACGATGGGCAAGCCGGGTCCGCCCTGTCCCTTGATGCCGTAAACTCGGTCGCCCTTGTGGCGCTTCACATAGCCGTAAACGGCCTGCGTGTTCGAGCCGCCCGTGTCGATGCAGGTGGTTTCGATGACCATTTCGCCGCCTGCCTCGGAGGTCCAGCGTTTGCGGAGGTAGTCGGTAAGGTGCGTCCACGGGCTTCCTGCCGTTCCCTCCGGGATGTCGGGGTCTCCGAGGATGACATGGTAAGCCACCGACCAGCTTTCTTCGCCGCCTGCCCACGCCACGACTTCGATTTCGAGCCGGTCTTGCTGGGTGTCCACGCCCGCCGTCAAGATTAGGCCACGGGCGGGAACATCCGCCTGCGGGTAGGGTTCGCATCGCTCGATCAAGGCATGTTCGCTGATGCGTTCGCCTCCTTCTTCCCATGTTTCGCCGAGGCTGGTGTTAATCCAGACTTGCAAGGTTGAGGGATCGTCTTTCGCCCGGCCATGCTCGATGGCGATGTCCGCGATGCTGCGCCAGGGGGAGTAGAGTTCGTTCAAGTGAAACCCCGCGATCTTGCTGGGTCCGGCGCTGGCCTGCCACCGACCACGGGAGACCGCTTGGTTTTTCTGCGCGTTGGTGATTACGCCGTTGCAGGCGGGACACCGGAGGGTTGCAAGGTCGCGGCGTCCGTCCGTCCAAACGACATTCCCCCAGCGTAGGGGGTGCTCGTGTTGGCAATGGGGGCAAGGCACCAGAAAATGCCGCTGGTCGGAAATCTCGAAAGCACGCTCGATGCGGGACAAGCCCTTGACGGTCGGGGTCGAAACCATGACGACGCGCCGGTTCCAGAAGTTCTTCGTGCGGGCGATGGCGAGATTCACCGGGTCGCCCTCGGTTCCTGCGCTTGCCGGGTAGCGGTCCACCTCGTCAAGCAGGAGGACGCGAATCGGGCGAGAGGCGAGGCCGCTGGGGGCGTTGGCTCCGACAAGCGTGACATGCCCTCCGGGAAAGCGTTTATGCAGGATCGTGTTTCCGCTGTCGCGGGTCTTCGCCGGTCGCACCTTAGATCGGAGGCTGGGCGAGTCTCGGAACATTGGCGCGAGGCGGTCCTTGGAAAATGTCTCTGCCATGGCCTCATCCGGCTGCACGAGCATGAGGGGCGAAGGGTCGAAGTCCACGAAGTATCCGATGCAGTTGAGAAGCACCTCACTTTTCCCAACCTGGGCGCTGCTCATCACGACAACCTGCTCCACCGCTGGATCAGAAAC